AGTAGTAAAAGTAGTAGGCGCACCAAAATTTAGATTCGTCCCATCAGTACTGATATTACTCGTGCCGCCGAACGCCCCACCATTGTTGAACTGGAGTTCCCCACTCGAACCGCCGGGCGTACCACCCCCGCCCACCGGGGTCGCCCAAATCCCATCGCCCCGCAGGTAAGTCGAACCGCTCGCCGTGCCCGAACCCAGTCGAGCCGTCGGCACGGTCCCCGTCGTTAGGGCCGAAGCGTTCAAGCCGGTCAGACTACCACCAGGGCCGCTAAACCCACCTTCGGCCGTGACCAGCCCGCCGACCGAGACGCCGAAGACGAAGTTGAAACCGCCATCATAGCAGTCGATCAGGTCCGCAGTCTGGGCATTGCTCAGCCCATAACTCGCCCCCTTAATCGATAGAGCAGCAACCCCCGACCTCGCATAAGCATTCGTAATCGTCCCGCCGCTCGTCAAAATGACCGAGGTCAGATCCAGCCATTCCGAGGCGTGGGTCACGATCCCGTCATAATACAAGACCGGGAACTTGTTAGTCCCCGGCGGAGCGGCCGGGAGGATGTTCGCGAGTGCTCCCGCCTGGGTCGTCGCTCCCGTACCGCCCGAGGCGATCGGCACCGTTCCCAACGAAACGGTCTGCGTCCCCGAGTTATAGGCCAGGGGACTTGTTGCCGCCACGACGCCAGCCGGACCCGTGGCACCAGCGGCACCCGTCGGACCAGTCGCCCCTGTAGGGCCAGCAGGCCCCTCCGGACCCGATTCGGGCGAGATCCATTCAACGACCGGCCCCTCGGTCGCCTCGATCACGCCCAAAACCATCCCCACCTCACCGATCAACGAAGGCAAGCCACCACTCGCCTGTAGCTCGTTGATCGCCGCCGTAACCTCGTTGTAATGTCCAGCCGTCCCTCGAAGCTCGACCCTCGCATAGACCGGTAGATCGACGTCCTCAGTCCCTTCCAGCGCCTCGCCGAGCAGCAGGACATTCGAGGTTAAATCAATCCCCACGACTTCCAGGATCGCGTAAACCGTCTCGGAGAGCGGACCGCTGCCGGAATAGCACGTCACGCGACAAGGAAGGGCGAATTGTCCAGCGTCCAGGACGGATAATTGGCCATCGCCCGTGACGTGGGGTAAGACGAGGAAGGTGCTGGAGTGATTGACGAGCGTGTCGAACTGAGTGACGTACATTATTTCCCCGCCCCCTCGATGGCCTTCTTTATTTCAGATTCGACCAGAGCAATCATGTTCGATTCTTGAGCACTCACGGCCGGACGGAAGTGGGGCTGAGCAGGCTCGGTCCTGGTCCCGAATTCCTGGAATTGTGGCACTGCGTCGGGGTGCCCGCCGGTCTCGGTCACGATCATCGTGATGGTGTCACGCTTCCGCTTTCCCGCTCGCACCTTGATGCTTTTCTTCAAGGCCCCAGTATCGACGGGGGCTCTGGCTTTGATGTCTTTGGCGAGTACGTAGCAGGCTTTCCGCAGGGCTGTCCGCATGACCTTGTTACGCATTTTCTTATCAAACGATTCGAGTTGCCTACGGAAAGCTTGCAAAGCAGCAGAATTGGACCGAGCCATCCCCACCCCCTAGGAACCCAAGACAGGGGTCGTCGTGATGGAACCCGCCGCGAGCAATGTCGCAATCTGACCAGTCATATCCAGAAGGGCGGAACTGAGAGTGATCGAATCACCACCCCCGAATATTCGAACCGTCGTCCCACCAGCAATCTCAAGATCAATCGCCGAACTAGTCTGATTCCTGATGGTATAATTCGTGGACGAATCCACGTAATAGGACGTATCATTCCCGTTAATCATTGTCGCCGCCAACTCGGCCACAACGACGTTTGATGCAGCCGTATTGTGAACCGTAACCACGTAATCGCCATCCGTGAACACGGTATTAGGCGTCGGCGTCAAAGTCGCGAAATAACGACCCTGGAAGCTCCCAGCACTCTCAGGAAGCGGAGTAATGAGAGTAACCGGCGTCGTATCCACGAAATTTGAAGTCGAGAAATCATAGTAAGTCGCATCGCTCAGCCTCTCGATCGAGTAGCCGAGTGATGAGCCTGTGGGATACTGAAATCGTATTCGCAAGGACATAACGCCTCCCCTTTTACTGGTTAGTCAATTCCGTACACATCAACGTCAAGTAATAACCCAACTCCGTCTCATCCATCACGACTTCAATATTGAAGACCCTCGACCCATACAAGAGACGCATCGAAGGGATAATCCCTTGACCCTCGTTACGCATCGAAATCTTGTGACTGATCGTGTTCTTGATCTGCATCGCGTTGAACAACTCGCGACCAGACAGGGACTCGATTCGGGCGACGTAAGAATTGCCCGAAACCCAGGAATCAACCTTCCCGCCCGTCGGACCCACCGTCTTGATAGCACGTTGGAGTGTGACCAGTTGCCGCATCTCACCGACGTTGGCGATCATCACAAGCTCCCCTAAACGTATGAGCCCGTGGCGACAGCCGCCAGAGAGTTATTGATTACGGGAGACTCTTCGATATCGGCACCCGTCCGCACCTGGTAATAATGAGCCGCCAGGAACAGAATCGCCGTATAAACCGGAGGAGGTACAGTCCCGGCATCATCTCCATAGCCCGCGTTATAGATGATGTTCACGGCACCGATCGTATTCTGAGTCACCGGCCAGATCTGACCAAAGTAGGGAATCATCTCACCCGGCGTACCACCGACAATCACGACCTTCTTATCTGATGGGTCCACGCTCAAGGACTGTATAGAGCCATCACTCGCCGTATAACTAATCGACTCGACACTGAGCAAAGGAGCATAAGGAAAGCGAATCGCCCCCTGATTCATACCCACATACTGATTACCTAACCAACCTGATCCGAAAGCCAAGGCCGGTAGGATATTGCTGAATCGCTGGGCATAGGCTGGGAAGTTGTCGAGGATTAGCTTGAAGGTTGTTGATAGAAAGGCTCGGTCACAGCGGGATTCGCATTCCCAGCGGGCAGACGTTATGAGTGAGGCGATGAGGGCGTCATCGTTCGTGTAGCCACTGGATACATGTAAGAAGTTCTTGACGTCGGCCACCGAGACTGGCTCAGTGGTAGCATCACTCAAGCGAACGACTTTGTATCTCCCGCCGACCATATTCTCAACCCCTTATCGGAGGGGGCGGGCTTTCACCCGCCCCCATCGTTCAGTTACTTGGGCTTCGCCGGGGTGGAAACCGGCTTGGCAGGAGCGGACGAGACGACCTTGGGGGGAGCCTCCAGGATCGTCGGAGCGTCCTCCAGGCTCACTGGATGGTTAGTCACCGGGCCGATCTCAAGAGGCCGCTCGTCGGGCACGGGAGAAGGCTCGGGCGTCGGGCTCGGGCTCGGGGTTGGTTTCGCCGGGGGCGTCCCGTACACCACATCCCCACCCTTCTCCAGCCGATGAGCTACCGCATCCAACAACGTTGCATAAGTCCCAGTGGCGTAGTGCTTGTCGCCGACCAGGAGAGTCTTCAGAAACTTGACACTCTTCACGTTATCACCCCTCAATATGAAATGACCTCTGTCCCAGCTTTGCACCGGGACAGAGGACAGGGCCAGAGAGAGGGTAAATTACAGGGCGTCCGTGATGATCGCGAACGACTCAGGATGCTTGACAACCGCCGTGATGGATATCTCCATCGAGACCGTCACACCTGCCGAAGCCTGGTTAGTGTACGGGTTGACTAGGAAGTCAATAGCGTCATCCCACGAGCCAACCACGAGCGAAGACCAGTCGCCGTAGATGACCGCCGAGCAATTAGCCGTAGCAGTACCCTTGGTGAGGTTGGCTGGCATAAGGGTCGTGGTCAAAGCCCGGTAGCCGTTGACCGAACCCTCACCAGGGGCCGCACCCGTCTGCCAGATGAACGGCGGGAAACCGCTCGAAGACTCTGTCACGGCCTTCAACCGACCCCTCTGAATCGGGTTGGTCAAATAAGCAAGTGACCCCTCATCGGCGTTGTAGGTCGCAACCTGGCTCTCCATCGCCAGAATCTGCGCCCAAGTCAGAGCCGCACCATTGGTGCCACCCTGGATACCGGCACTGTTCGTCTGAATGGTCGTGTTCTGAAGAATACCCAGGGGCTGGTTAGTCCCTGATCCATTCAATGCAACCCGATCCCACTCACGTGCCAACATCTCTGAAAGGTCGTTCTTGACCAGCGTTTCAGCCGAAAGGCTGGTCTGGTTGACGAACTTCTTCGAGTAGTTGGACAGAGCGATGCAGACCTGGGGAGCCAATGGCACCTGATCCAAGGTCAAGTTGGAGTTCGAAGCCGACCCGCCCTCTGCTTCCCAATAAGCAGTGGTAGTACCTGACTGACGAGGAATCGAGAACGTCCCCTGAAGTCCCGACAGGACCGTGGCACCGAGACGCTTCACGACCAACTTGGCTCGGAGCAAGTCGATCATCGGCATTTCGGGGATGTTGAAGATACCACCAGCACCCGCCGATAGGGTTAGGTCTCGGGTTTCAAGCCGACGACCTCCCATCATCAGGGTCCGCATCTCCTCATCCTCACCCATCGGGATATAAAACCCCTTGGCGGGCTTCCCCAACCGACGAGTCATCTCCTTGTTGACCTCACCTTCGAGGCCATCAAGCTCCCGATACTCCATCCGAGCCCGGAAAGCGCGAAGCAAGGAGTAGGGCTTCTTCGGCTTGGTGTGAACAGCAGGAGCGTCCCGAGTCTCGACCTCTAGGGGAGCAGACTTCCGGCGGGGTTCCTCGACGTCATCAGCGTCGGACTCACCAAGCTCAGCCTCTTCAGCGTCCAGCGACTCCATTCGGGCGACCGAAGCCTTGAGCGCCTCGATATCGGCCAGAGCCTGGGTAAGCTGGGCTTCCTTCTCAGGAGTGAAGTCGCGAGTCTCTGCCAGAGCTCGGGCCTCGGCAATCTTCTTACGGATCTCGGCCTTAGCCTTGATAATCTTGGGGTTCATCAGACTGGACTCTTAACATACCGCACTGCTTCGATATGTCGCCCATGACCCTGGTCGGGCTCAATATCACCCGGCCAACCGAACCACGCCCAGGCGGGTCCAATCGGCCTAGCTTCGCGTTATGTTTGCGTCCTCAACCCCTCACCAATTCCGACTCAATAACTCTCAACAACCGCAAATAACGAGACGAACCATCCGGCTCACCCACAACCCGTCTACGCGACTCCGCAGAACGCAACTCCACCTCAGAACCCTCGTAAGCAGGGTCAAGGCATAAAGGCGTCACCTCATATAAATCAACATCCAATAGAGAACGAATCACCGGCTCAACAGGATCAACCGGATACTCCAACTCATCCTCACGCTTGTAAAAACCAAACGAACAACCAGTGACATCGCCACGAGCCACCAGTTCCCGCGAATCCCGACCCAACTGGGTATCCGGTAGTAGGAGCGAGAAGGCTAATCCCTGCTCATCCTCGGTCAGAGTCAGAGTCCCCGAGCTAGTCCGACCCAGTATCGAACCCTTCTCATGGTTATACAAAGCAACGATATCGGACGCCTCACTCAGAGTCCGAGTGAACGCACCGGGTCGAATGATCTCGACGAACTTCCGACCCGCCACAATCTTGGGGTCGTACATCAAGGCCGAAGGCTCGTTATACCGGGCGATATAGCCAGATAGCCTACCGACCCCCTCACCCTCACCCAGGGCAACGGGCTGGGTAGCCGTGCGGATTTCAAGCTTAGCCAACATTACGCCACCCCCAAGATAGAATCCACGACCGAGGCAACCCGGACTTCTTCCCAACGGGAACAGAGCCGAGCTACCGCACCTGGCAATTCATCCGGGGGCGTCGTCACCACCAACCCCCGAACCTCCTTCGCCGCACTCTCCACGTACCCACCTATGAACCCATCCCGATCCACCTCCCCACCCCTCAACTCCTCCAGCGCGTCCAACCCCGGGGCGATCGCCTCCGACACCAGCGACCTATAAGAGGGGTAGTATGTATCCGCCCAAGTCGCGAAATCCGGCTTCTTGCTAGCCTTCCGAATCGCCTGAATCTCACGATGCTGGCACCGACCGAAAGCATCAATCAGGACACCACGCAACGCCCGAATCGCAGGAGGGCTCGGGGGCTCATCCGGCTCCGGGTTGACTTCGGTCGGGTCGCTATTGTTCACATCATCCGGGTCTGACTGGGCTACCGGCTCGGGGGCCTTGATGTCTTCAAGGTAAGACAGATTGCTCGACTGGATGACATGCTTGTCAGCGTTCTCGTGGTCAATTGGATTCAAACCACGCGAGACCCGAACCTCGTTGACCGACTTCACACCAGACTGCAAGTCAGCCGTATCTTGTGCCGTCTGAGCAGCAGTGTTACGGGGTAGGTCCGTCAAATCGTGCTGAATAAAGTACCACTTACGTTCTTGAGGCCCGAACAGCTTGATTGCAAATTCCTGCTCGATCAACTTGAGCCAAGGACGAAGGGTCGTCTGATAGTAATCCTGGTTCTGCTCACCGATGTTCGAGAAGGTCGCATGCTCCAGGTCGCCAACCTTGTGCGGGGGAAGCTTCCAGATTCGAGCAATCTCGGAGATTGTGAAATTACGCGACAATAATAATTCGGCATCGACAGGACTAAAGCTCGTAGCGACCCAATCTACCCCACCATGAAGGATACCAAGGTTGCCTGCCTTGTCGGTCCCACCGTGAACCTCGTAGAACTCTTTCCGCAACTCCTGCCGGGCTGGCTCATTCATCCGTTGTGACGATTTCAAGTACCCATGAGGAACAGCCGAATTGTCCATAAGGCTAGACTGGTAGGTCTCCTGTGAAACCGCCAGACCCAAAGAACGGCGAGCCAGAGCAATCGGGCTCCAGCCCTTAAGACCGTCCCAGGCGAGATCAGCCAAATGGATAACATCCTTGGCCGGTACATCGATGAAACCACCGGGTTCCCCCGCCTTCGGTGTCCGGTAGACCAGGTCGCCGCTATCCAGTTGTACCGGCTCGGTTCTCCGGGGGCACATCTCAACCAGAGCCTTGGGATACCCCTTACCATTCCTGACTATCTCGATATAAGCATTACCGCGACAGAGCACGTGCAACATCGCCGTCTGCTTGAACTTGAAAGCTGTCTGCCTGGTATTAGGTCGCGAGTGAACCAAATCGTAGCAAGGATGGTCGAAGGCTTGAGAATGCCCCCCACGTTCGTCCTTCTCGGCGACGTAGAGGTCTAGGGCCGCGATATCGTCGGCAAGCGTGGATACGGCGCACTTTACAGCACTGATGCCGAGGGCGGTCTGTGGGTCGAGATTCTGCCCATTCGCCAGCGGGACCGAATCGCTCATGAAGGACAAGCTACCAGAGCTTCCACGGGTCTCGGCATGGCGAGTGGAACGGGCCTTGGCTCGACCCTGCTGGATAAATTTGGGGAGCTTTTTCAATCGTCAGCCCCAAGGAGGGAATACGCAACATCAAGGACAGTGCTTTCCCGATGTTTGCCCCAGCAGCCGACCAATCACCGGACCGCCGCATCCCCAGACCTCATATCCTCCAACTCCTGCTCACTAAACGGCCTCAACACCGTAATACCAGGCTCCGGCTCACGGACACCCAAAGTCGCCGCAGCAACAGCCATCACAAGGCAGACGATCCCATCCACCTTGTCGCCTTCCTTACCCTTCGTCACCTTCGTATTGCCAGCCCGGTCCTTCTCAGCGATAGCATTGTTAGCCATATATGAGAGTACAGGGTTGTTGCCATGCTCTATTCGACCGTTTGCGATCAACCATTGCAGATACCCGGTGGGCTCAGCCATCGCCTTGAAAGTCTGGTCATAAGACTCCATCGGGAATCCATTCTCGATCAGCTTCAAAGCAGTTCGCCTAGCATGCCACGAATCGAAGTAACATTTTTCAAACTGATATTCACACACAAGAGCAATAATATCAGCTTCAACCTGGTCGAAGTCGATGTAATCTCCCGGCATCAACGAGATATACCCATCCTTAGCCCACTGAGAATACTGCGTGAAACCCTTCGCATCTGACGCCAGGGCATAATTCTCAGGAATCCAGAACTTACACAAGACCTTAAAGGTGCCATCACCCATATCAAACGCCATAATCCAGGCAGTCGCGTCTCGCGTCTCACTGGTATCGAATCCCACGTAGCAGGGATACTGCCTCATATCCTCAGGGTCAATATAGACCTGGCCACAGGCGTACCAGAGATCCATATTCATCCACTTGTGCTCAGAAGCCACCCACTGATTAAGGTCATACTGACGTAGGTTCAACTCCTCCTCAGGCATAAACCTAGCCTTAGCCGCTATCGCCTCCATCGAGGCTAGCGACTTGATACCGGACTCTATACCAGGATTGCACGCTCTCCATACCTCCGGGTCGAAGATGTCCGCATCCCTCGGAGCCTCATAAA